ATACAGCTAAACCCTATGAAGATGTAAGAAAAGCGTGGAATAAGTATGTAAGATATGTAAAGAAATACGATAGAGATGATTATTTCAAAATAGTTGATAAACTACTAAAAGCTGATGAGAATTTAGATATGAAGGTAAATACGAAACTGGAGCTAATTGAGTCTACATTAATTGTAGGGAGATATGTAAGGGAGGCATAGAATGTTAGTAAGAAAGGAAGCAATAGTAAAAAGACTTTGGAGTGAGATACAAGATAAAGGATTACCTTTAATCGCAACTGTAAGTCCGAATTTTCCGAAGTTATTTATAGATGAGTATTGGGATATGGATAAACTTAATACTCCAGTAGTTTGTACAATAGATAAAGAACCAATAGCAAGAATGCCTCTTGCTAAAGCCATACTTAATATGCTTATATTTACAGAATTAAAGAGATTCGATATACTTAAAGGTCAATATGATAATTATGAAGATTACATCTTTACTGAATCAGGAAATATCAAATCTCAAGATAGTTATATTGATATGGTAAAAGATGATTGCTTTAATAGAATGGGAATGAAGTTCTTTGAAGTAACCGAAGTAGTTGGGAAGCTTCGTGAAGCATTTGTTCAGTTTGCTTGGGTAATTGACAGTAAGAAGATGATGGATATATCAATGCTTGATATATTTGAGCTTTGTGATGCTGATGACACCTTAAGAGACTGGATATTAAATGGTCCTATAAAGCGTGATGATATGTCTTTATGGGAAGTTGAAGAACTTAAGAAGCATACACTTGATTATATAGAAAAGGTAGTTGCTGAAAAGAATATTCAACCTTTAAGAAGTTTACTAGAAGCTGGAACTGGGGTAAGACTTGCACAGTTTATTGACTGTCTATTTATGATAGGTACACGTCCTGACCAAGATGAAGTTATACCTAATATAGAACCTGAGTCTTGGCTTCGTGGTATACAATCTGAAAAGAGTTTCTATTATGAGTCATATATATCAAGATGTGCAACTATTATAACTAAGCTTGATATTCGTGACCCGGGTGCATTTCAGAAGTATATCTCATATCTTAATAACTCTAACTATCTACATAAGAACCCTGAATATATGTGTGATAGTATTCATTATAGAGAATATGAGATAAAAGACCAGCATGACCTTGATATGTTAAATGACAGATACATGATTACGAATGATAATCCTAAAGATGTAACTGTTATTACAAAGGATATGACTGAGCTTATAGGAAAGAAGATAAAGCTTCGTTCTCCATCTACTTGTAACTCTAAAGAAGGTATCTGTAGATATTGTGCTGGAGAGCATATATACTTTGATAATGTCTATGGTCCTATGGGGGCTAACGCGAACTTAGGAGTTAAGTTCACAAAAGAATACATTGGGGAAAAGGGACAAAACTTCTTATCATCTAAGCATAATATGATTACTATTATAAGAAATATCAAGTTCTATCATGATAAGTTTATAGTAATAGATGTCAAGAATATCGATATAATCTATGTAAACGGAAGTATTGTTATAGATGAAAAGTATAGAGTTGACGACCCAGTTAAAGATATGACAAGAACTTTATACTCAGGATTTAAGGTAGAAACTGATGGTGGTATATATGAAGTAACTTCAGATGGACTTCTTGAACTTCGTGAAGACGGAAATCTTCATGTAATATATAAGAATATGAGAAAGTCTAAATCTTATATAGATATAAAGGCTATTCTTAAAAGACCATTTGATTATAAAGACCCTATAACTGAGCTTAATAAGGTACTTGAATCTCCTTATATAGTTGGAGAAACTGTATGTAGAAATCTTATCTGTAAGCATGTTGATGATGGTACAAAAGATGGATATGATGAAAAGATGGATTTCTCAAAACCTTTGAAAGCCAATGAAAGCTTAAAGTTTATGAGCTATATTAACGGTATTAAGAAAGCTCCGGGACTTGTAAATAAGTTATGCTTTGGATACTTCAATGAAATACTTGTAGACCCTGATAACTATGTAGAAGCTCCACCTATGAACTATGACGCTTTATATGCCGATAGAAGTAATCATGAAGCTTACGTCGAAGAATATAAAGAAAAGTACAAAGAAGAGCTTGAAAAGGAAATGGAAGAAATACTTGAGTTTAGAAAGAATAATAAATAAGGATATATATTATAAATTAAATATAAGAAAGGAGTGGTTGAAATGGAACCAAGAATAAGAGTAAATGATATATTAGGAGCAAAAGTAAATGACATAATGGAAGCAAAGGATATGGCAGACAATGGTTCGGTATTTGCTGGAGTTAATGGTGTTAAGGTAGAGGACCCTATGGAAGAATGTACATACCATACACCTAAAACATTGACAGCGTGGAGCTCATATAAACCTGTAATAAGAAAGGAGTTTTATGAAGATATGGGTTATATTGTGGAAGACTTTGCAAAACTGAAAGCACAGATTATGTCAAACAATCTGTCAAACGAAGTAATGGCGATACTTTTGGAAAACTATGAAGAGAAACTTCAAAGATTTCAAAAACGTTATGGTAATACAGAAAAATAATAAAAATAAATAGGAGGAATAAAGATGGAAATTAAAGAATTATCAGCAAGAGAAGTAAATGCAAAAGTAGGGTTAGCGATGTTTACAAAAATCGCACTAGACAAAATTTTATCAAAAGGGGAAAAGAAGGAAGATGTATTAAAGTATGAACCACAAGCTGTAATGGATATGCTTAATGATATTCATGAAAAACCATTAGTATACACAATGGTTAATTTCGTTAGTGATACTTTAGTAGATAAGGTTAGAGATAAGGTGCTATCTAAAAGAAGAGGAGATAAGCTTGTTGATATGATTCAAAAGCTAAGAGACGGTCTTAAACCTTATGAAGTAAAGGAACCTAAGGTTGGAACTCACTTTGGTAAAATAGACTATTACCTAAATCAATTAGAAGGTATGGGTACTATGATAAAACTGATGTCTGAGAGTGCAAAAGAATTAGAAGGTAAAGTAGACATTAAGAAGATGGATGAAAAAGAAAAAGATGAGTTAAAGAAAAAGCTAAAAGATATGATTTCATATGCAAGAATTATATCATCTCTATTTAAAGAAAATAAAGATGTTGTAAAAGCGTATGAAACTGACGCAAAGGAACTTTTAGAAGTTCTTGACCCAAAGGCAAAAGAGGAAGAAGAAAAATAAAAAGTGGGGAGAAATCCCCACTATCACTTAAATAAAAGGAGGAGAAAGATGAGTTTACTAACATTAATAGCAGCAACTGTAATGATGGATGATATAAAAAGAATTGAAAGAGAAAAGGAACAAAAGAGAATACAAGATGCAAAAGATAGAGCTGACGATAGACTTAGAAGAAAGATAAGAATTCTTAAAGAAGAATTCGGTGAAGACGCTGTAAATAAAATAAGATTCTAAAAGGTTTAATATATAAGGAGGAATAGTTATGAGTTACAATGTAAATGATTTAGAAATGATACAAAGTTTTATTATAAGAAATGAAGCAGCTTTAAGAGAAAGTTTAAAATATGACACTTTAGATAAGTTACAAAAGGAAATGGAAAGAGAAATATTATATACAAGACATATTGAGTCTGGAATGCCTAGAGTATTTATATCATCTCAAGAAGATGAAAGAAACTTTAAAGACTTCGGAATGGCAACTGGAATGGTAGCAGTTCTTGTGGATAAGAACGAAACTGTCGATATACAAGGTATTAAGTCATCTAAGAATAGAATGACTGCTATGGTTATAAATGGTGTAGGACTTAATCAAATAGATGCTGAAGTATTAGGAGAGCTTATAGTTTATAATGACCTTATAAAGCTTGATAGTTCTAAGGACTTAGTAGAACTTGCAAGAGCATATAGAGCAAGAGAAGTTCAAGATGGAAGTAAAGTTGTATCTACAAGACCTGCACCAAAACCTACAGTTGAAAAGGAAGTCATAGATACAGCCAAGTTAAAAGAAATGCAAGAAGCTATGGAAAAAGAGGCTGAAAAGGCTAAGGAAGCTTTGGATAAAGAAATGAAAGCTGCTCAAAACTTATTGGGAGTTAAAAGTGTTGAAGATACTGTAGAAGACCAAGTAAATGCCGAAAAGAAGATTTTCAATTTCAAGATGAACTTAGATGCTCTTAAAGAAGATAATAATACAGCACCTAAGCTTAAGAAAGCAGGAAGCAATGGTGTTAAGCCTAAATTCACAGGATTTGAAAACCCACAATTTATGGCGGAAGATGGAAAGGTAAATGAAGAAGGAGTTCCACTTAAGTTTGCTTTAAATGATGTAGCAAAAGAAGCTGTAAAGGAAAAGGGTGGAAGTATAAAGCTTGAAACTATAGTAAGTCCTGAAACTTTAGAAAAGTTCACAAGAGGAACACATGATGCAACTGAGCAAGAGTTAAAGGCTTTAAATGAAGCTCCTACAACTCCTGCACCAGTAGAAGATAAAGTACCCGATTTATCACACATATACTTTGTAGACGAAGACAATATGTTATCAGGGGTTTCAAGAGATGAAGAAAGCAGAGAGTTCATAAGAGCTAACTGGGATAACTTAGTTGCTGATGGTAACTACATAGTTATAGAAAATGGTTCTATGAGAAAGCTTGATGGAAGCTATGAATTTACTTTAGAAGAAAGAGAATACTTAGTAGACCAATTCAGAAATATAATAACTGACCCAAATCTTGATACAAGTCTTATCCCACAAGAAGTATTAGAAGTTATGGAAATGGAAGTAGAAGATTGGGACAATAATCAAGAAATAGATAATATAGATTAGGAGGAAATATGAAGAACCAAAAGTTTGTATTACATAAAGCACTGCTAGATGCTTACTATACACTTATTGTAAAAAGAAATAAGTTAGAAGCAAGTCTTGAAAAGCTAGATATCAGTCCCGATATCGACGCTTGTTGGGAATACTATAAAGAGTATAGACAGCAATATAAAAGCCTAGAAGAAGCTTTCATGTGCTTAAAACGTACATCTGAAGCTTATAAGCAAGGAATTAAGAAAAGATTAGTTAAAGGTAGTAAAGAAGAAAAAGCACACGGACTATTCCAAATACAATTCTGTGAATATGGAATTATACATGAAGGTATAGTATCTATATGTGAAGAGCTTGGTATACCTTATAGTAAAGTGAAAGAAAAGCTGTACAGATTTATGCAGTTATATCACGGGTTAGAACCTATACAATATGCAAATCCTGAAAAGGCTGATGTACCTATACATGAATTTATGATAGGTGCTTTAAGACAGCAATGGTTTCATAAAGCTTTTTCTATGAATGCTTTATCAACACTTGCTGATATCGTCAATAATAATGACATGAATATTATTGATGATAAATACATAGTACACAAGACAATATGGTAATGGTGGGATTTTCCCACCATTTCTTATAACACACGAAATGATAATGAATTAGGAGGACTAAGAGATGAATCGTGTGAAAAAACTTCCATTAGGTAAAAGAAAGTTAAGTAAGCCTATGGATAAAGAAGATATAGCAATATACAAAACTGCAAATATTATGCGTAGAGATATTTGCGATGAATTGAAAGATAGTTATTTGGCATATTCAGTTTCGGTCATTACTTCAAGAGCAATACCACACTTGAAAGATGGACTTAAACCGTCACAAAGAAGAATACTGTACGTATTAAAAGACGCTACATATAACATGAAATCTGCAAGAATAGTGGGCGATGTATTAGGTAAGTATCACCCTCATGGAGACCAAGCTGTATATGGTACTATGGTTAGACTAGCACAACCATTTAAAATGTACGTTCCGTACGGTATAGGACAAGGAAACTTCGGAAGTCTTGATATTTCGGATAGTCCAGCGAGTGCCAGATACACAGAAATTAAGGTTAATCCTGAAACTCTTGATATATTCTTTAAGCACAACCAATTAGGTGTAATTTACGAGAAGAACTATGATAATACTTTAGATATAGCTGAGCACTTAGTTCCGCTTATACCTATGTCTTTAGTAAATGGTACTGTAGGTACAGCTGTAGGATTTGCAACAGATTTTCCTACACACAATCCTAAAGAAGTAATAGATACATATATAGCTTATATGAATGGGAAGTTGACTAATAAGAATATAAGAAAGTATTTAAAAGGTCCTGACCCAGTTATGCCTTGTTATATAATAGATGATGTCAGTATTGATAGGGGATATCAAACTGGTAGAGGAAGTTATTATGCTATGCTACCGTATGTAATAGAAGATGAAGGTAGAGGAAGAAAGAGAATTGTATTTACATCAGTTCTTCCAGATAAAGCAAAGGATTCTATGATTAATGAACTTGTGCTAAAGTGCAGAGACCAAAAGAATCCACTATCACAGATGATAGCTGATATAAGAGATGAATCATCTAAAGAAGGAGTAAGAATCTGCGTTATAACGAAAAGAGACGCAGATTTGAATGCCACTATAGAAGCACTTATAAATGCAAGATTTTGCTATGCTAAGTTTAATATATCAAATGTACTCATAGTAAATGGAGTACCTAAAAGACTTGGTATAATAGATATGCTTAAAGAGTTTCATAAAATGAATACTGAGACTTCTATAAGACATCTAACTACTCTTAAAGAGAATAAAGAAAGAAGACTACATATACTTGACGGTATAGAGCTTGTAATTGAAAATTATGATACAGTAATTGATATCATAAGAAAATCTAAAGGAAAGGAAGAGGCAAGGATTGCTCTTCAAAAGAAGTATAAAGGACTTAGTGATATACAAGTAAATGCAATACTCGATACTAAGCTATATACTCTTATAAATAAAGGGGATTCTATTAAGGCTGAGAGAAAGGTTATAAAGGAAGAAGTGAAAGAAATAAACCATAATCTTAAAGATATAGATGGGTATATATTAAACTTATTAGAAGACTTGAAGAAAACTTTAAAACCGTATGCTAAAAGAAGATGTGAAATAATCAGTAAAATCCCAAAAACACCCGTTTAGAGATAAATTAAAGGGGGTTTTAAAGATGACTGAAAGTAACATAGTACCTTTTGAAGATATAGAGAATCTATTTGCTCCGCAAATAAGAGCATCTTTTGATGAGGTAAAAACTGCTACTGCCAATTTAGAAGTTGCAAACTATGCAAATTCAAAAGCTACACTTATAGCTTACGCATCTGGTAATATAACTCAATATACAGATGAATATATCAAGCCCGACGATTTCTTAGCAAGACAGAAGTTCTGTCAAGATTTCGTCGTTGAGCTTGATAGACTAATAGAAGAAACTTTTTTTGTAGAAGTTCGTGCTGATGATTTAGAAGAATTATTTAAGATTTATGAACTGTTTGTAACTCAAAGATTTGCTACTATATCTAAGATACTTCTATATTATATAGTAGAGAAGTTTGGATATGAAGTTATAGATAATACCGAAGAAGCTTCAAGCCTTGCGGTAGAGCTTTTAAATAAGATAGAAGATACCATTGATTTAACTGAAGCATTTGATGATTGGTACTTAGAAAGATGTAAAGAGTTTCATGATAATATATTCTTTGAAACAGCAAGACAAAACTTCTTTGAAGTATTTACATATCAAGAAGGAATGAATATAGCTGAGATTATAGCAAACCCAGTTGTAATTAACTCAGTTAAATCGCAAATAATATACGGAAGAGTATGGATAAATAACCAAAAACTTAAGGAGGAAATAAATGGCTAAGAAAACTAAAATCGATAAAGGAAGTGTAGATACTAAGATATTACAAGACTGGAGAACTAAAATAGGAGTTGGACCTGTTATGTTTACAATGTTTATGAATGATGCTAATGATACATTGAAGAAACTTGAGGGTCATGAACTTATGGACCAAAAACTTAAGTTTGAAACTAAACTTAATAGAATAAATGCTCTTGCAATAATTGCTATGAATGAAAGAGGAAATGAATATGAAAAGAAGCTATCTTATGATATAGCTAAAAGAGTATTCTTTGATAGTATAAATACTATGACTATGACTTGGGAAGCATTTGAAGATAGAACTTCTCACATGCACGTAAAAGAAGGTATCAAAACTGTGTATGATACTTATAATTACTCTAAGCTTATTAAAGATAGTCAAGTTGCAGATGTACTACCTAAGTTTGATGCTTTAATAGAGTTATATAAATACTGGTATAATGATACACCTAAAGATGATGAAGCTAGATGGAATGTAGCTATGCAAATATCTGATATAAGAAAAGCTATAGCTGAGAGAAAATTCAGTGGTTTAAGAAAATTAGGAGCTATGACATCTGAAGAAAAAGAAGATATCAAAAAAGAATACTTAGTTAAGTTTGAATATGATGAACTAGGAAAACTTCATCCAAATATTAAACCTAGAGAATTAAGTAAAGAAAATATAAAAGAACCTAAAGACAATATTGATATTGCTTATACTTTAATAAATGATGGACTTATAGTAGGTATGGATATCTTAGCAGCTTTAGAAGGACTTTGTATGCAACTTGGTATTATCTGGAATGATAAAGATATAGTAAATACAGTAGATACTTCTATTGCTATCTTACAGCAATATGTAGATGAGTTGAATTTAGATGTAGATAAATTCAATATGGATATAACTGAACCTAATATCCAATCTATTACAGATACAGATACATTATTTAAACTTATGGATACTTCTCAAAGATTTGCACTTGATTGCTTTACACCTGAGTATATCTTTAATGCTATAAGAAGATATAAGAAGTTTAATAAGAATGTGGCTGTTGATGGTGTACTTGATGAGAAAGTAGAGCCATCTCCAGATTGTAAACAATCAGCAGATAATATGGCATTCCTAGGTGTTATGGGTGTAAGACAGCTACATGATAGACTTGTATCTAATTATGGAGATAAGGAAGAAGTAGTAGAAAAAGATGAAGCTGGAGAAGAAAAGAAAGTTGTAGATATTAAGTTAAATGGTAAGGTTATAGTAGCTTCTATTATCTATCATTTATTCATAGAAAGAATAATGAAGAACTCTAAGTTCATAAGAGGTTTAGAATGCTTATTTAATGGATTCTTACCAGTTACAGGAGCTGTATGGGAATCATTTGCTCAAAAGCTTGATAAGGCTGTAGAATGCGTTACAGTTAAGTTTGATGAAGATATGCTTAAAACTTATAAAGAATCTATGGGTGTTAAGATAAAAGACTATACAGAACCTACAGAAGAAGCTGAAGAAATATTAGAAGAAGTAGACGAAGAACCTATGGAAGAACTATTGGAAGAAGCTTCTGAAGAAAAGAAAGAAGAAGTATCTATTGTTGTACCTGAAGAATTAGTAAATCCTGTAGCTAAAGAAATCCCTAAGATTTTAGAAGCTGTAAAGGAAGAGCTAACAGGAGAACCTACAAAGGTTATAGAAGAAGGAGCTTCTGATAAGATAGACGAAGTAGCAGAAATTGAAGATACTCTAAGAGAAAAACTACATGAAGAACTTACATCACTTGGAGTTGAAAAGAAAGAAGAACTAGATGAAGAAGGAAAGAAAATCTTAGATGGTATTCAAAAGAAAGTAAGTGATACTTTAGAGAATATAGATGAAGTTGAGAAAAGGTCTAAAGAAGCTTTAAAGGAAATTATGGAAGAAACAGAAAATGAATAATTGGAATGTGATAAACTCTTAAGTGAGTTTATCACCACCTTTATTTAAAGGGGGGATTATGGATAATTTTCACGAGAGTATAAAGAATAGATTACAGAATATAAGAATTGAGTTAGCTAAATGTAGAATCTTAAAGGAGGATAAAGAAGATGTCGAAGAAGTCAACGGGGATAGGAAGCATACTAAGAAAGGAAGTAAGAGAAAGGGAAAGAGAAAATAATATTTTTTATAGAGTTCCAAAGCTAGATATAAGTGATAGTAATAAGACTACTTATAGTATAACTGGGGTTACATCAGATGGGGAAAGACTTATAGGACATATTGAAGTGTGTGATAGAAGTAGTGGTAAAATGTCAAAGAAACTAAATGGTAGCGGTGGATTACTATTTGGTAGTATGTGTTCTGATTATGTAGCACACGGTCTACAAGATGATTTAGAAAGAGTTATGAAGCATTCTGAGAAGATACATCATGACTTATCCGAAGTAATGCAAGGTGCAACTCTAGCTCCTAGAATGGTTGATGGTAAAATCATATCTATGGATTTATGTAAGGACGCTTGTAACCACAAATGGTCATTCGATGCTGAAATATGTAAATTGACAGGAGGAGATGAGATGCTAAAACATCAGTCTGCGTTATCTGCTGTTAAAGAGATAATGAAACAAAATACAATACTATCACTTACAGATGAGCTATGTGGTCTTTCAAATCAAGGAGTATTAACTGGGGAGCTATTTGAAGAAAAGAAAAAGAAGATAGAAGATACTATAGCTTCAATGTCTGAAGAGTATAAAGAAATGAATAAAGCAGTATATAGAAAAATAGAGGAGCATATTAAAGTAATAGGAGAAACATTAGGAGATGAGTAATATGTGCGTTAAATCTGCATTACATGATGTTAATACTTTAATGACAGAGAAGTCTATAATTTCAACTATAGACCAAATAGAAGGACTTTTAAAAACTGGACAAATAAATGGAAAAGAATTTAAAAAGAAAAGAGAAAGAATATTATCTTTAATAGAAAAGCTTCCTTTAAGTTATAAAAAGCATAATGCTAAGGGTATTGCTGAGATAAAGAGCTATTTAGATGATGTAGATGGTGCTGTATCAAAAATAGAAAGAGATAAGGCACTACTTAAAAAGAGATATTCTAAAGAGGAGAGATTATGAGAAACAAAGGATATTCAAAGTGTAATACCATAACTAAAGCTATGAGAAACTTAAATAAGAAATCAAGGGTGCTATTAAGCTATAGTGACCTTAAGAAGATATGTAAATGTGCACCTAGAGATATTATGAAGATAAGAAAATATTGTAGGACTATTAAGTATACATACCTATTGCGTTTAGATTATTTCAAGCATGTACATAAAGCTGATGTTGTAGATTTATGTGACTCAACATTTAGTGCAGCTTATCTTAAAGCTTGGCGTAAGGTTCCTACTAAGTATGACATAGTTGTACTACTTAGAGATAATGATGATGTTTATGATTATAAAAGATTGGTATATTAAAGGTTTATGGCAGGGGTTCCCCTGCCATAACTGTAGTTTACTTTAAATACATCTCTTTAATAATATCAACGATTGCGACACGCACGTATGAGTAATAATAATGATATCTTTATGACATCAGTATATTGTTCCTATATTCTACATCAAGAAAACTTTCTTATCAGGACTTTCAAGTGCATCTTTTTTCTCATTTAAAGCGGATATAATCATAGTATCCAAATCATTTGTCGTAAGTGCAACAAATGTTTCAGCTCTTGTGTTTATCTGCTTAATAGATAAAGAAGCAAAGTGGTTTATGTCTCTAAATCTTGCTTGTTTAGATTTATCCTTTCTATCTGCAAGAAGTATAGCTATCATGTATTCGTAATAATATAAAGGAACATCTAGTTCCATATTTTCACGAGAAGCATTCATATATGCTCTATATACATTTTGATATTCCATATCTTCAAGTATCTGTCCTTGTAAGAATAAGTTATTTATTATTTCTTGATTTGATATAGATTCAATCATATTATTAGAAGCAAATATATCTCCCTTTTCATATATAAGTCTATATCTATCTTCTTCTTCTATATAACTTGAGAACTTTGTTTTTGTTGATATACACTGAGTTACATCAAATGCGTCTTTGGGAGAGTAAATCTTCCCAAAGAGCATTACAACTGGTTCAGTATGAATATTAACCACACACTTCTTAGGAGTATGAAATTCAAAAGGTTCTACGACATAGAAGTTAGCATCTTTTGTATCGAGTCTTAAGTAATCTTTAAAATTCATTTAAACCTCCTCATTATAGTACGCTGTACATATTATTAGATGGGTGCGGATTATCGTGTGCAATTCTCTTATACATAGGGTTAAGTCCTATATATTCTCTAGCACACATGTAGTTGAACTGTATATTGTATTTAGCTAAATTGCTATTTACACCAGTAATAGTTTTGTATAGGTTACTTTCTTTACTAAAGTTGTCAATACAATTATAGAAATTTTCATTATTATAGACTGGTCCGTATCCAACTTTATATGTATCCGCTGTGCCGTTGTAGGCATAAGCTGTATTCCATGTCGATTGACCATTTCCCATAGCTGCAAGTCTCATAGGTGGGAATACCCATCCGCCAAAGTTACGAACATATACACCATCCAAATATAATAGCACATTGCTACGCCATCTTCCAGTTATAGGTTGTGACGATACCATATTTCTTGTAACCTTTTTAAATAGTTCCATTACCTTATTTTTATCATTAACTTTAGTTCCATCTATTTGACTCATAAGAAAATCTTTAGAGTGATTGTATTCTGAGTTAATATTAAGGTATTTAATATCATCACTTTCATAAAACGGTATCTCTCTTGGTCCTATACCAAGTTCGGCTGTCGCAAACTTATTATTATCATATTCTACATATCCCGGCATTAAATATATCTGACTTCCTGTAATCATCTGTCCTTTATATATCAAATTAGGAAGTCCTTTCGGCACAGATATCTTTACATTAAATCTAGCATTATCAGAGTAATCATATGACGTACGGCAATACATATCAGCTTTATTATATTGTGTAGGATGAAGTCCTAACTCTTTGAAGTTTCCAAATGTAATAGTTATAAATCCTACTCTTTTAAGACCAGTTGTATCAACAATAGTCTTTTCTTCATCTAAATACACATCTAGTTTATTCTCTTCTTCAAATCCAATATACACAGTAGGGAAGTTTTGAATATATGTCATAACATATTGTGATGATATAGTTCCACCACCGTATCCACCAGAACTTGAACTCGACCCAATCATACCCTTTGTAATACCCCAAACCATATCTTGACTTGTTACTAAGTTTATTCTTTCCGGTTCATTTTTTGAAGCTGTTAATTGGTTTTGATGTTGGAAAATCTTTTTGATAGCAAGAAGTTTTTCAACTTCCTTTAGAGTACCGTCAGTTGTATTAAAGAAACTAACCTTTGTTCTATAG